AACTAAACATGCCTAGTGGATTGTCCTATCAACAACTCATGCGGGTGCCATTTATTCTGCGGACAATCCGCCGAATCCATGCCCCTGGAGCTACCCTATCGAACTTCTATGGACTAGGTATTACTCCTAGCCGAGGAGTACAAGTCATTACTGGTCGTTCTGGTCAGTATGATATATTCGATGGTACTCGCTCCTTGGCCCCATTTACAGCCCCTGGTGCTCCTGCTGTCGATATCAATCGTAAGCCAGTAGGTACCCAACCTATTACTGTTCCTCGTCAATACAATAAGATTGGTATTGAAGACGAACAAATCTTTGGTACTCGTAACTTGGGACAACCCTACTCCCAACCTGTACCATCCCGAGGCGAACAGTACTGGGCTAACCAAATCCGGTACCTAAAGACTCGCATGAACAACAACCAGGAGTTCATGACCGCCCATATGTTCCGTGGTGGCTGGAACCTAAAGCCCTATGCTGCTGGTTCTTCCCTCCTAGTATTATCGGACAAGGCTACTGTTGCTGGTGAAATCACCAATGACACCCTAGTCCCTACTGCTCATACTGGTAACATCGGTGGTATCATCGGTACGTCCTGGGATGATCCTAGTGCCAACCTTATCGACCAACTAATGGCTCTACAAGCTCAAGCAGCTCGTGTCAATGGTCGTCGCTTAACAGACATTTGGGTGAATGGTAATACTGGTAAGCACTTGTTTACGAACAGTGTTATCCAGGCTGTTGGTGGTTCTGTGTACAAGATCTTTGATACATTAAACCTAGCCAAGGAAATTGCACCTGACCAGAAGTTCCCTGACACTGGTGTAACCGTGGTATTCCGTGGTCTTCCTGACTACCGATTCCACATCTACAACCAGGGTTATGTAAGCCCAGGTACATCTGAGTCCTTCAGTGCTCAGATTAATGCTGCCAACTGGAAACCATTCATTCCTGATAACAAAGCCATCATCACTCCTCCCCCTGGAGATTGGTGCGAGATGGTAGAGGGATCAGAACCTATGCAATGGAATCTCCGCCAATCTGGTTCTGAGATTGTCCAAGGCTTCGGTATGGGTGTGGAACGAGCAATCGACCCTCCACGCTCCGACGTCAAGATGCTCTACAACGGTGCTCCCGTAATCGTAGAACCCTATGCAGTCTACTTCCCAACTGTGATATTCTAAGATGATATGGGGATTTTTATAGTAGTGCAATTCAGCGGCTAGACGGTAGGATAAAGACCCACACGGCTAAAAGACTGAGAACACAGTTCTCTATAATCTTCCCCACCATTCAATATATCATAGTTCAACAATACGGTTCCTGTGAAGGGTGCTCAGTAGTCATTCGTGATTGCTGGGCACTCCCACAGCATATATCTCTTTCAGGAGTATGGAATGGCATTCCCACCCTATGTGCCCGATCACACTTTTACTGGTGGTGGGGCTGCTGTACAGTTCACTTCTGAAGCAGAGATGCAACGTCTACTGTCCTTCAAAGGTACGTCATTACACCTAGACGACTTAGATGCTACTGATGACAATTACCTACCAGGGACAGATGCAGACGCTACAGACAATAACTTCATAACTGAAGTCATCCAAAGAGTAACATCTAAGATTATGGAGTACTTAGCCCCAAGATACTCCGCAGAGGTAATATATCAAATACCTAGGATTAGAGAGATAGCGACATATTGGGCTTGTCACGATCTTTCCCGTAGGAGAGGCAACGAAGCATTATACGAACCTGAATACGCAGAAGCACTCGATACCTTGGAACGGTATCGTGAAGGATCACTCTTTTTAGATGCCCCTTCAAACGGTCCTAGGGCGTATACCCAATCTTATGTTATAGACTCTCGATTCTATCGAAACCCTACAAGAGTGATAACAGCAGCTTCTACTGCTATAGTATCCAACCAACATAAGTTATGGGACTACCCCTTTTTCTGGTTATAGTCCTAAATAGAATAGGACACATAATAGTGGACTGGATCAATGCAGAACAAGTCTCGTTTTACACAGCAGTTGTCATCATCGCTTTCCTTGTTTCCCTTGCGGTCAGCTACAGTAGGGATACTATCAAGTCTTTCCGCATCAGCTTGTGTAGCAGTGTGGTTACTGGATTTTTCGCTTTTGTCATTGTTGGTATTTCTACTGGTAGGAACACCGACGGGATTAGTGGGCACGTTTTTTATCTGGCTATATCGGCACTCATCGGTATGAGCGGTAAATACCAAACTCGTATGATCGAGAGAATACTAAAACAGTCAGGGTTTATCGACAATGAAGACGAAACCCCATAATTTGAAACTACTAGCAGCTTGGGCTTGTTTTGTAGTAGTGATAATATATTCATCCTACTACCAGAACAATCAACAAGAGAAGATTATCCAACTACAAGAGATTATATCCCATCAAGGATAATAACTCTAAGAGAACTAACCGAAGTACAAACTACTAGGCTAGATGCTAGAGGGAAATGGATGATAGACCTGACAGCTTCCCTCAAAGAATGGCTAGACGATAGATGGATAGTATCCGACGAACAACAAACATGGGATCAACTATTTGACTCCAACCCAGGATTAGCCATCCCTACAGGCTTCATACCCTACAATCGAGAACACAACCCCATAACACTCCCCAATCCTCCCTACTGATATATCATAGTGCGAGGTTAATTCATTACTGAGTACTTTAGTACGAGGTTAATTACACTCATTTAAGACAGGGTATATATTAAGCTATCACTATAGCAGGAAAGCTAGCATTAGTATAATATATCTCTTTCAGAAATGAGGGGTGCGAGATGAGGTTGGATAGGAAAGGTATCCCTGCTAAAGTACTGTACGGACAATCACCTAAGTATATATCAGTCTTTAATATATACAGAGCTATGATGTCCCAACTAGTAATGAAGAGATTAAATGCTTCATTCTGGGCAAGAGCAAAGAGAGGGGCTGATGACCTAGGTAATATATGGGCACCACTAGCTCCTAGTACACACGCATATAAACCCCTTTCTCCTATGGAGAAAGGAACTTACTCGATAGATGGTACACTAAAGAGAGGATTACTAACTCCTGCACAAGATCACCTATGGAGAACCATATTTGCTCGAATATATCAAAGAGCAAAGAAAAAGGGTGTATCAGACAAGGAAGCAAAGAAGGAAGCAGCAGAAAGAGCATGGGGAGTAGTAAAGGCTAGAGGAGGTAGGACACTGATAGGACTTGGACGTATAACAGATACTAATATACGTACAGGTAGATTAGTAGCAGCTACCAAACCTGGAACTGTAACTAACAATAGGTATTATGCTCCTAAAGACCAAGTAATAAGAATAGGACCTCGTGGGGCTGTAAAGATTACATTTAATATCCCATATATCAAAAGAGTAGATGCAGTAAGACCTGTAGTACCTCCTGATATATCAAAGTGGATAGAAGAAGCACATGACATCGCTATTCTAGAGGCAAAGAGAGTATATGAACGTATCAGGGATTCTTCTCCAGACCGTAAGAGACGTACTAAAAGGAAGTCCTCCGGTAGGAATAAAGGCAGCCGAAATAAGCGTACTCCCCGAAGGTAAAGTACCTGGCTCTGTGGGACAAAGATGGCTAACTGTACACCCTACCAAGATGGAAGGAGTAACACCAAATAAGAGCATACGAAAACGTGTAATAGTATTTGGCATATCACTTTCCCAAAGAGTACGTGATATACCAAACGATAGATTCGGTGAGATAGATTACCTAGAGACTCTATCAATGACCGAAACCTTAGAATATATAATACCTATTATAGAGTCTGAGGAGTTCTTTGGTATATTCAAGACAGCCCTAGATGCTGTCAAGATACTACCAAGCAATGTAGTAGGTGGATACGACCCCGAAAGTCCTCCTGCTGGGCTACCCGCTCGATATCAACTAACTGACTCATTCCGTTTCCTATCTATGAATCTAGACCCTATGCACCTTTATCCATCAGACTTCCTAACAAGGTCTGGTAACGATAAAGAGCAACTCTACGATAAGATAGCAGGACACAGAATGACTGCCGTATTTGAGAGTCCAGACTTTCAAGAGACTTATCCCCCGTTACAATGCAAGCCACTCTACGAAGTACCATAGGAATATATCATGCCTTACAAATGCCTACGATGTGAAACTATTGCCCAGAACAAGGAAAGCCAGCAGTGCGGCTGCAAGACTCCACACTTCGTAAAGTGCGAAACAGTACACTTCCTCCACCCAGAAGGCACAGGTAGATTACTTTCAAAAGTAAAGAAGTCGGTAGGCTTGCCTGACCAACAAACCAGAGTAGTAGAACAACCATTAAGCCTGTGCTGTGACTCTCAAGCTAGAACACCAATAGCTACACAAATCGCTTCTCAAGTAACCTGTGAGGCATGTCTAGTAGTAGTAGACAGCCTACCAGAACCCCCAGAATCCCTTACATAGGAATAAGCCATGTCGGTAATCAGAGGCTCCTACAGTGCTACCTGGAATGCTCTTGCAATAGGTAACACAGAAGTAGGCTTTAGGAAATCATATTCCTACCGTGGTCGAAACATTAACTTCGACGCTGTAGGAGAAACACCAGTAGATACCATCTTCGCTGGTATCACAATGACCATTGACTTCGTAGCACAAGAATACGATGCAGCAGCTATTGACTCTTTACGTTGGCCTTTCCATGCCACATTAGGAACTGTAGCTCCTGCTGGATTATCTCTATGGACTGCTGCTAAGCCATTGATCCTTACCTCCTGCGTGACAGGAGTAGACCCCGCTACTATCACCTTCTACAAGACGATACTAGCACCTGACTTCCAACTAGATATTGACTACAGCCATAAAGAACGGCCAGTACCCTTGCGACTTATGGTATTCCCGGTAGCCTATAGTCAGGGAGGATATGCAACTCCTTCCATGCCTACAGGCTGTCTCGATGTAGTCTACTTTGAAGAGACCTACTGGCCTTAATATATCAAGCACAGGAATCGAGTAATGGCATCCGAATTAGAGATTGATCCCGAGTTCGAGGACGAAGATGAATTCGTACAGAACCTGAAGGACAAAATAGACTCTACAAAGGATCGTCCACAATCTACTGACAATCCTCAGCTTGTAAATGATTTACCCAATCTAGCCCAAAACCTTGCCAAGTTCGATCCTAGTCGTAGAGCAAAGGATAAGGAAAAAGAGGTAGCCAAAGCACAGAGAGAAGCTAGGAGACGTCAGAGGGAACAACAGCAAGAGCAGCGTAGACAATTGCAACAACGCTACCAAGACGAAGCTAGGATTCGTAAGGAAGCATTACGCGAACAAAAGCAATTGTCTAAGGATGAGGTAACAGCCGCTAGAGCTGATGCCATATCCGGTAGAGTACAGGCATACTCTGCCGCTGCTGCTCTTGGGTTCCCTGGGTATGTAATAGGGTCTGCTGTAGATGCACTTTATATACGACCACAAGAAGAGAAGAGAGTACAGGAACAGAACGAATACCAAGAGAAGCTACGCCAATATAAAGCACTACAGGAACAAGAAGAGATATTCCGTAAGCGTCAAGAAGAGGAAGCAATACGCAACACTCCTATAGACGCTACGCCAATAGATGAAACAGGCAGACCGACCCAGGTAAGTGGTCCTCCAAAACCTCCTCCTCCGCCACCAGGAGCACCTCCAGGTGGACAACGAGATGGACCGCCCCCACCACAAGAACCACCATTATTACCTCCTGTACGCCCTGTCCCTACTAAAGGATTTGGAACACAGTTTGCAGCCCCTATCGCTACAGTAACTACTGCTTTCCTAATAGGTAAAGCGATCAACAGTGCTATATCTAATATATCACAGGGAGTAAGTACCACTGCCAACTCTATAATAAACAGTTCAGCGAGCCAAGGTGCCCTTACCTCTGCAAAGGCAACACAATCCTTTGTAGACCCATTCAACGTAAACATTCCTATAAACGTAGCTGTGGAGGGATTCAGTTCATTACTTAATATAAATGAATCCATCCTAGAGGGTATAAAGAAGTCAGTAGCCTTCTCCCCTCAAACACTACAAGCAGACGTACAAGGACAGATACTACAACTAGGAAAACAAATAGAAGTAGCACAGAAATTAGATAGAGTATCTGCAAACATAGTAGAGGCTAACACTAACTTCAACCTAGCCTTTGCAGAGTTTCGTGCTACATTCATTCGAAGCTTAGCACCATTTATAGTAACTTCCCTCAAACACATAACCGCTGTATTGAATCTAATAAATTCAACCATACTAGCGACAAGTGCTATACTACGGTTAACTGTAATAGGTAACCTACTAAAGAGTATCCTTAATATATTAGAGAAGGATAAAGCTAAGGACCTAAACAAGTCAGACGTAGTAAACCAAATAGATAGATTCTTCGATGTAGACCTTCAAATAGGTAAAACACCTAGGAACTCTATCCCCAACCCTTAGGAACCGACAATGGCTACCCCTTGCTATGAAAAGGTAATATATGGAGTGGATGTGAGTGATCTAGGATCACCACAAACAGCCGTCCTACCATTCACTAGCTCACATCAGTTACTTTCAGACGTAGTGTACGGGGACGATGAAGTACAGCCTCTATACACGGAAAACACACTTACTCTAGAAACAGTATTATATAATGAAGTAAGTGATGTAACGGATATTGAGGCAGAGTGTACTAGGATCGCTAAGATCCTAAAGACCCCGTCACTACAACTGAAAATATACCCTGTAGGGCTAGGGCAGATAGCCACTGTCAACGTATCTCAACCAGATGCTAAAGGAGGGCCTTTCCCTCAGTCAGTAGTAGTAGAACCTATAGCAAGTAATAACGCTATCCTGGTTAGATGGACTGTAATGTTCCGTACCATAGAATGCCCTAATCCTCTAGGTGTCAATCTACTACAGTACAACGTAGAACAGGACATGAATGTAGATGATGATGGTAACATGGAGTTTACCACCAACATCACCTATCAAACTGTCACACCTATTACTGACCCTCAAACACACGTTAATATAACAAACTTCCTAATACGTAGGGTAGGTAAGTCATTCCAAGGAATGACCAAGAAGAAACGTACCTCCCTATCTCGTGACCAACGTATCATGTCGATACGTATAGTCTTCAAAGAGATAGAGAGTGACAACGCCTACTTCCCCTGTACCTCTAACATAGAGGTAACAGACAGCCTAGAATCCGACCTATTAGGAACATCTATCCTTTCAGGAATAGGGTTCTACAGTTGGAAGAGAGACTTATCTATCAGGATACGATTACCTGCTAGAGTACATAAACTCTATGCACATATTGTAGCTTTGAAGATACTAAGAGCTAGGTTTAAGAAGTTATACCCATTCTCTAAGTTAGCTGCTATATTCGACATTGATCCTCCAACAGCCCAAGAGAATCCTACATTACTTACAGATCAATACTACTATCCTTTGCGTATCAAGATAACTAATCCTATCTACAGTAGAGAGATGTCAATGGATGTGACATATGTAGTAGTATCTGACTTGGATAACCTACTCAATGCAAGTAAGATATATTCAAGAGTAAATACAGGATTCGTAGGTGCAGAGGAAGAATCAGAACCTACTGAACTATCCGATCAGTGGGAAGCATGGCAGAACTCTAGAGATCATAGACTTAATGGGAGATTCCAATACACGCTAGATGGTACTCCTATTGTCTACAATCAGTGTACAGGTACTCATAGTTCCCAACAAGTAGGAGCCAATAGAGTATTAGACCTAGAAGAAGACCCAGACTGGGATGGATATGACGATGGTGATTTAACCTCTGGAGTATCCTGTACTGTAGACCTAGATAATAACCAAGCTAGAGACATAGCATACCCAGAATTAAAGTATGGAGATGACCTAGACGTAGCTAATTCATGGGTAGCATATGACAATGATTTTGAGATTATAGAGGAAGTAAACAATGTCAATGTCTCCTACCTAGAGCAACCATCATCTGATTACTATAAAAGCAATGTAGGGGGTGGTGGAGACTATTCTAATCGAGTATGGGCAGGAATGACTCTACATGGTAAAACAGCCAATGCTAGTCAATCTTTCCCTAACACCGTAATAGATAGAGGACACTCTACTTTTTATGTAAGAATGAAAGGCTATGCTATTAGACTAGGTTCTAAAATACCATTGCCTTTCGTCGAGACAGTAGCCGGTAATCCTGTAAAAAGGCATACCGCTAAAGCATCCCACAAGCAAATAGCCACTGGTGATATACCAGTCTATCTCGCTAAATGGGATATAGTCTATGTCGTAGAGGGTGGAGACATCTACTCTACTGACATACTCAATACCATAGTATCCACGGGCGGACCCGCCCACTACAAGTAATATATCATTGTTCACAGAATGATATATCATATCACAGGAACAGTACATCTTCGATGTCCTATCCTGATAACACAGGAACCCAAACCATGCTTAACCTATTCCCACCGGAAGATACTACTATTATCTGTAAGACCAAAGATGGTAAGAAGATAGAAGTAGACGCCCTAGACCTAGATGATATGGCAATACGTGTATACGTAGATGCCGGATGGCCTAAGGAAATGCCCCAACTAGAATACCTTATTCGTATGTGTGATCTCTTCCATGAGAAGTACAATTACCTAATGAGTAAGGCATCTATGAATGAGCTACTAGAGGAGAAGGCAAAGATACTAAATAGTATAAAAAAAAATACTTACCCTTCGCCCGTACCTACAAGTTCTACGGTATCCAGCCTACAACCCACCGAGAACTAAAGATACTAGGACTGGTAGAATCCTGTCTTCGTGCAGAGCAAGAGCTAGAGGCATATAAGGTTGCTGGTACGACTATCCATCCAGATAACTACTACGAGCTAATCCTACGCATGACCAATGACGAAGCATTAGCCCGTAGACAGCAAGCAGAACTCATGCTATTGCAAATGGAATAATATATCAATCTATCTCTTTCAGAAGTTAAGGGCAGTGGTCCCCATGTACGATATCAACTACTTACTTGGTAAGCTCCGAGACGATAAGTTCTCTACAGAAGGACACTTCCAAGATCAAATCTATGACCCTCGGTATGGGCACCACTTCCCTTTCTTTACTCTACATACAGCAAAGACCATGCTACTCGATCCTAGGATCAAGTATGGTTTATCTCTTATTAAAGGCCCTATCACTACCTACACTAAGTTCTTCACTAGCGAAGAAGCAGAATCACCAGATATCCATTCAGCCATTGTAGAGCTTAACTACCACTTCCCTTATGCTGTACGAGCTAAGAGTCCAGAAGTAGAAGAGTTCATCATTGATCAGCTAAATAGATTCTGGGAGGTAGGACTAGCCAAGGCCCTAACAGCTATTGAATGGGGATACTCAGGATCAGAGGTAGCCTATCGTAGAAAGAAAGATGGCACACTCTGTTTCCATAACCTATACCTGTACCCAGCCTTTGGTATTCAATGTGTATCCAAGAGAAGAGGTATTGTAGGATTCATTCGTAATAGGGATCGTAATACTTACGTACCTATTGGCAAGGGATTCTACCATACACACCAACGAGAGAGAAACCATTATTACGGTGAGTCTGCTCTAAAGGGTGCTCATATTCCATGGCACGAAACATGGACCCTAGGTGGTGCTAGAGACATTCGCCGTACATGGTTCTTTAAGAATGCCTATGATGGTGGAGAACTGTACTATCCTGAAGGCAGCTACCAAGATGCTAATGGGCAGAACGTATCACATGAAGAACATGCGGTACGTATGCTAGAGATGAAACGCTCTGGCAGTGGTATGATATTTCCATCTACTAAGGGATTAGATGGTAAGCGTCAATGGGAATATATGCCACCAAAAGCAAACGTAACACCTACGGGAATGCAGGAATATATTCAACTTCTACGAGATGAAGAACTAGAAGGACTGGGTATTCCTCCTGAAGTAGTACAGTCTGCCGGTAACGATGGTATGGGATCAGCCACTGGTCGTATGGTTCCGCTGATGGCTTTCATAGCATCTCTAACCCCAATCGGTACCTATGTCATTGGGGACTTCTGCGAGCAGATATTACCATTACTACTTCACTATAATAAGATGGATGATGATTATACCATCCGTCGTATAGTTCCTAAAACCCAAGAGTCTGTAGATAGCGAAGCCCAGAACATGCCTGTTCAAGAAAAGACAGTACAGAATAATGGGTAGGGAGGAACATAATGCTTCCAGAACAGAAGTTCAAACTAATAGCTCTCAGTATAGCCTGTGCATTTATACTGGGAGCTTTTTATATCACAGCTTCTTTCACGCAGTCTAACATAGACGTCGGTGAAGTAATCCTTTCCATAGTAACAGTACTATCCGCTCTACTATCCATCCTAGGAATAGAGTTTGCTAAACCTAAGGGCTAAACAATGCAACTCAATGGGTTAGACATAGTAGACACGGCATCCGTCTACCCCTACTATCAGAATAGGGGACTGTCCCTAGAAATACTCAAAAAGTGTAACTCTCAAGAATTCCGTTTCATAGATGGATATGGAATGGGACATTTCCTATTGACTCAAACTATATCCTCAGAGACAGTATCATATATCGTAGGGTCCCGCTCCGTATCTCTGAAAGTAATAGATCGTATGTCCTTAGAACATCCTTCTCATTCAGGGGGATTATACGTCTATGTGACAGCCGAACCTAAATACGAGCTACTAGATACCATTGTCCAGCGTAACTATAATATAACAATCCCGAAGTCACTGGCACCATCGGGTACACCTACGGTAGTATGCCTGCCTCCAGATGGAGCACCTAAGTCAATCCAAGAGGTAATGGAAGACTTCCTTCCAGTATCTCTAACCTATCTAGCAGATGACATAACTAGCTTTGATATATCAATCGAAGGCATGTCTGCCCTAGATGCTATGGATTGGCTATGTGCTATATATGGACTTATCTGGACACACACTGGCTCCGAGGTAAGAGTATGGTCCCTAACACCTACCTCCGCAGAAGCATCTAGTGCTCTATACCCTGGTCTCTCTGATCCTATCAATGATATAAGACACTCAGTTCTAGACCCAGAACTAACCAACGTCAATGTATCATTTCCAGTATATGATTACTGTCGTAAAGGACCTAAAGAACAGCACACCATAGAACTAGACGGCACAGGACAAGGGAAGACACTAAACCTAGCTGACCCTTTCTACCCAGCAGTAGTAAACAGCAGTGATACCCTACGCAACGAATCCCTACTAACAGCTAGGGCCAATCTGATAGCAGACAACATGGAAGGTATCTTCGGTACCCTCCCCTACGTAGCCAAACACCACTTCGAAGCCCAACCACTAACATCAGCCCCTACATCTCTTTCAGAAGTATATGGGGATTTTGGCAGTGGCCCAAGATCAATATATCGAAGTATCCCATATCCATTCAATAAGGCTGAGATAACCACAGCAAATGATAGGTATGCAGATAACTGGGTAGGTGAGCTATCAGATGGATATTATGGGGCAGTAGCAGCCTTTGTAGTGACTCCATTATTTGGTCTAGATGGTAAGATACCTCCTGGTCCTCAACTTGTGTATAATATATACAACTGGGATTATGGAGCTATCAACTTCAAGGTACGAGTAGAATGGGACTGTGATAATCAAAGATGGATAGCTCTACAACAAGAATACGATTGTCCTCCTGAGATTCCACCAGAACCACCAGAAACGCCAACTGAGCCAGTAGACCCGTATCCTCTACCATTGA